TTAAACTTAAGTTCAAGAATATCTGTCTTTTCTTTAATAATTTTATTTACTACCTTGGCAAGATGGCTCTGTGCTGGACGACAAACCTGCTCTTTAAATGTGCGGTCTTGAGAAATTGCTGCAGCAACGCCTGCACCCTCAGATCCACCAATTTTAGACATAGGCATTTGATGAGCAATAAAAATGTCATCACGGTTCTGTTTACGATACTCTTTAAATGAGCCGTCTTGAATTCCGTTTTCAACAGCCTCCATCTTAAACTCAACCTTGTTTTGATCTGTATCGCCAGGAAGAGGAATATACAGAGTTCTATGTGACTGAGACTTTAGACCAGTCTGAAGGAACCTGAACATCTTGTCTTCTCCATCAGCAGACAACTTAGCACCCTTTAGGGTTACAACATATCTTGGGACAGCCTTATTTTCAAAGTAGTCAATGTTATATTGTGATGCAAGTTGGTCTCCAATAAGAGACGGTAGAGCAGCAATAATATCTGGAATACCATAATAGGTATTCAATGGTGAGTATTCTTTATAATGAATAATCTCATTTGGACGAGTGTCTGCTGTCATTGGGTTTTGATTCTTAGCCCCAAAATTTCTAAAGTAAACTACAGAATTTCCAATAATCTGAACAAATCCATCACGCAAACGTCTAACACGAACAGTAGTTGCTGGTATGTGACCGATATACCCAATCTCTCCAGTTACAGTTCTTCCAATTTCAAGAAAGCCATTTCCTGTAGCCTGAACATCTGTATAAAACTTTTCCATTGTCTTTGTAAAGGAGTCATCGTCATTAAGGTTCTCAAGCCAATCACGTAATTCTAATTTCATTCTTTCAATACGACGACGAGCACGATCAACTGCTCCTTGGTCATCATTCATTTCAAACCTTAACATTGTTCTACCCGCTACTTCAAATGAGTAGCCAAGACCAACAACGTTTTCTACCTTTGCATCAATAGCAGCGTGATTAGCAAAAGAAGTATCATAAAAGTTAGCCAACTCATACATATTGTACGGAGGGGTAATTACATCAAATAGACCGTAACCATTACGATATACAGTTCCAGGATTGATAGCCTTTGATGAAGCATCTACACCTGAAGGTGTGGCATTTGCTGAATCAAGGTATGCATCTGTTGCAACTACTATTGCTTTTGCTACATTCCGTGAAGTTTTTCTACGAAAGTTTTGATTTAACCCGTTATAGTCTTTTAGGCTATCCCAAGACTTAATAAAAGGATCTTGGTTACTAAAGGGGTTTTCATCTTTGTGTTGGGTGTTTAATCCAACTCTTATATAATCATCAGTCATCGCTACCATACTTATCATGAGTTTGTCGTGCTGCTACCCAAGCACCGTGGTCGTTCATAGAAGGAATCAAACCGTTCTTCATTCTATCTATTTGCTCAGAATACTCTTCTTCGCTAATTCTTGTTAGTCCAGGAACAAAAACGGGTTTTCCTTCACCATCATCACCATAGTGCATTGCCGCTTTTCTTAGTTCTGAAATCTTTGAGATGTCTCCACGCTCTGAAGGTATGTTTAAAATGCTACCAGTTCCGTCAGTAAACCAATTTCCATCTGACTTTTTGTACACATACAAGCCCCAATTGTAGTCTTTTTCTATGACTTTGCGTCGGACATTGCCAACTTTTTTAAGAATTTCATTATCCATAACCACAAGTATAGCATACTATACTGGAATCTTGACCGTGGTCTGCCAATCTGTATCTGAATAAAGTCTTAACTTCTCAGCATCAAATATCATGCCTTCAGAGTCATCAATAATAATCTTATTAGTTCCAAGGTATGTCTTGTAGACATCTGCTGGGTTAACTCCATAAAGATCCGAAGCCTCGACAACCAAAACCCCTTCCCAAGTAAAATTATTTAACCAATACTGCCACTGATAATTTGTAACTCCCTCAGTTTTAACTCTAAGCCAAGGTCTTGTAATAGTACTTTGAACCTGTTGTAGGTTATTAGCCTGATAGTAGGCTATATTATTAAATAGCATTGGTCCTGTTAGATTAATACCGCCAAGGTATGCGTCAAAATTTAAGGCTGTTCCAAATGCAAGCCCTAAGACTCCCCACTCTTTGACTGTTAGGACTGGCTCTCTTACTAAAACACCATTCCAATAATAGGCTATCCCATTAAATGGCAGTCCAGAATCTTGGCTCTTTGCATATATTTTTGCTCTTGTTCCTTTTTCGCTATCTGCAACCATATAGAACTTGATTGTGTCACCTTTGTAGTCAATTTCAAATAACTCTGTTGGAATAATTGGGAATTGCTCATCATCATATCTCATCCAAATTTGTGCAGCACTTACACGATAGTTTGCTGCTTGTTCTTGGTTAATTGGAACGGCAATACCACGGTTTATTTGTTGGTCAAACTCTCCTCGTACTTGAATTCCAGTCTTTCTATTTAGATACAGGTATGGTGTACTTCCCTTGTAAATGCTAAATGGGTTTTTTGATTTATAGTCATAGTAAATTCCAGATCGTTTGTAAGGGAATATATTAAGACCAAATCTTGTTCCAATAGGATTAAAGGAGTTATTGTTTAGTGCTTGCGATGCAAACTCTAATCTACTTAGTTTAATAGGTTTTGTTAAGATATTTCTAAGTTTAAACTCTAAATGAAAAACAATAGCCAAATCATTAAAATCTACGGTCTTTGTTGGATAGATTAATGTATTATCAACAATTTCAAACTTTGTTGTAGCCCAAGATGGGTGCTTATCTATATCAATAATTTTATCACTTTTTGGAGTTTCTATAATTGAAAAAGAATCTTGTAGTGAATTTGCACCTTCAGAAACATACTGGAAAGTAATATAACTTCTTACAGAAGCACTTGAAGTATCGTATTCATAAAATTTTGCAGACTTTTCTAACATATCTTGATAGTTAGCCCAGCCAGTATAAAGTATGTTATCTAGTTGTGCATATGTTTGCTGTACTGGAGTTTTATATTCATCCTTAAGATCTCCATATGTCCAACTTTCTAAAACAGTTTCTGTCTCATTAAGTTTATCTGGTGATGGGTATCCTATATTAAATTGTAAAAAGTCTAGATCATAAAATTGGTTGCCCACATCATTTGTTACAAATTGTGCAAAATAAGATAATGGTAGATAGTCTTGCCAGTACCCAGATACGCCAATGTCTAAGAAAAATTTATCATACGCTTCAGTTGGTAGCAAGGTATAACTTGCTGTATGGTCTATCAAAGCAATGGCATTTTCTTCTTCTAGTACCCCGCTAATAGAAAGGTCATCAAATATTGCCACACCACTAGACAAGAAATAGTCAGATATGCTAGAAGCATTGAACACAGTAGAAAGACCAAAAGAGTATATTTTTCCAGTAAACGTATTTAATGGTTCTTCGTCTCCACCTACATATGTCTTTAATCCGTTCTGATTACCAAAAAAGGCTGAAACATTTTCTCCAAAATTATTTACAAGATTGTCTAGATTAATTCCTACAGAAAATAACTGATTAGACTCCAAAGATGCTGTTGTATATAACTCTTCATCTGCTCCATTATAGTTAAGGACATACTTAATAATGTCTTCTTCTTGTTTAATTATAAAATAATCTCCAGTTAAGGTATTGTATATCTTAATAAGAGTTTGTGGTTGCACGGTTGGTCCAGATTCTGGTCCTATATCCTCTGTACTGAATACTCCATATATAGCCTTTACTTGATCACTTAACATATTAAATCTTGGAAAGTTAATGTAGCATTGTTCTGAGTTCCAGCCAGCGTTTGGTCTAAATGTAATAAATTTATTTGGAACCACTGGTCCAGATGCCACCTCTTGAATATCTTGATTGTCTGAATAAAACTCAGTTAATGTTTTTGAATCTAAAAATATTTCTGGAAGGCTATACTCTGGCGTTGTTAAAGATGTTGAGGTTGTGGTTAGGTTATCAAAACTACCCTGTTGCCATTGTGCAAAATCTGGGTAGTTATAATTAGAAGTGTAATCAGCAAATGGATAATCTATAAAAGCAGATGTTCCTCCGTATGCTGAGTTAATTCCCTCTGGAGACAAAACTCCTTGACCATAGACCCACCTACGTTTTGCAACAGTGATTGGAATCTGATAAGAGTATATTGCAACACAGTCAATTTCTACGGGGCTGACATCATCATATGCATAGAATCCAAGCCAGTCTTGTGAATCACCATTTAGCATTTCGGCTGGTAAAGCAATTGTTGCAGTGTCAATTGCCATAGATATAACTTCTTCACCATTTAATAATACTGTCGCTGAATTTCTAATTAAACGAATCTGAATAAGCATTGGTCTAACCCATTCACCAACGAAGTGAGATGCAAAGTTATCACCAATTACTAGAGTTAAAAATCCTCCTTCTACATACAAACCATTAGATCCAGAAATAGGACCAAAGATTCTTTTTGGTGTTGATGCGCTTGAGTTTATTCTTGCCCAAAACTCTACTGTATATTCTTTATATCTTCCAACTTCATTTAAAAACCCTTTTCCTGGTAAAATTAAAGAAGGTCTTCCTGAGTCATTTGGAATTAATCTAGTAACACCTGATGCTCCATAAACAAGTGGAATACTTGTATTTTTAGCAAGCAAAGCATTATTGTTTACAAGATAATATCCTTGATTTCCAGATAGACCGTATGCTGATGCTGGAACAACCTTATCTGTTGTTGTAATGGCTATCGTTGATGGAAATGTTTGTGGTGTAATTCCTAAAGAAGTTGTGTTAAATTCTTCAGACCATTGACCAACTGTTATTCCGTTTAAATAAAACTGATAGGCTCCTGTTGTTAGACCTCCAGAAATGGTAACAATCTTTATGACTGCACGAAGGTTTGTAAACTCATCAGGTATCTCAAATGTCCCAGATATAAAACCCCACTTTTGGAAAAGGTCCGTTGTGAATGTTTCTAGTCTTTGAACAATTAAAGATGTCGTTGTATCAGTATATTCATAGCCTATGGATACTGACTGTAGGTATGCACTATTTGAGTAAAAGTATGTTCCAACAGAAAATGTACCAAGATCAGAGTTTAAGTCTGTAAAATTTACAAGATCAGGACTAATACAGACAATATTGTTAGTTGCTCCACTTGGAATGTTTCCTTCTAGTTCTACAGTTATACTGTCTGTAAAGGGCTCATCTGTTGTTGTTCCCTCTGAAGCAATACCGCCAGATACTGACCATTCATTCTCAACATCACGTTGAGCCTCAGTAATTAA